GGCTGATTTCCCGGTGCCTCGCCCCCAGATGTCACATTTGTTTTTGGCCTGAAGGAGTAGGCCGATCTGTTGTGCCGGGTTGAATTGTATTTTTTGCTCTATCATGAGTTCATGATTTCGGTGATATCATCGTCGGTAGCCGGATTGATCAGAGCATCTGCGATGCGTGTGCGCTGATCGATCGGTATGTTCAGAAATTTGTTCAGGTCAAGATTGTAGGTATTGTTGTTGACCTGGATCGGGATAACGATCTGATGTTTTTCCAACAGACGTGGGTCGATGTTATTCTCCGGAGCTTCGCCCAGAGCTTTTATCAGATTTGCCTGAGCTGCTGCCCAGGCTTTCAGATTACCGGTGTCCTTTGCTTTCTGGCAGAGTTCGATAATGTCGTTTAATAGCCAGTTGCGCCAGAGTTCATAATCGAAGGTTTGTTTGCTGTTGAACATACGGACGGCGTTCCGGCAATCTTCATAAGCCTGTGTCCGGCTCAGGCCGGGATACTTTGCCTGAAGGATGGCAACTGCATTTTTTGTTACCGGATTTTTTTCCAGAAGTTTGGAGGCAGAGACCCAGCGGTTGAGCATTTCACGTTGCCGGAGCGGAAGGGTAGATTCATTTCCTTCCAGGATGTAGGATTTGATGGTTTCGTAGTCCTGATCTTCGAGTGCTTTCATAGCGATGTTTTTGCAAAGGAAAGCAGGATCCGGACGATGGAAAAGGACAAAGAAAAGCCCCGACGTGAACCGGGGCGAAGTTTATTTCTGTTTAAGGGTGAGCAGCCAGACGAAAGTCGGCTGTCCGGATAAAGGTACGCATGTAAAGCCGTTTGATTTCAA